CATACACCAGCCCCAGTCCTGCCGTGCTGTCACCTGCACCCTGCTGCTCGAACTTCTTGTGGTACTTGCGGATGCCCTCGTCGAGCTGCGTCAGCTCCCGCATTTCCTGTCTCTCTGTAAGATTGCTCATTCAGTGTGACTCCTGTAGGTTGAGTCTGTTAATGATAATACCTTAAGGGATACACCTTAAGTGCCCTGCCCTTCTCTGCTGCAATACCCTGTTCATCCATCCAGTGTTTCCATCCCTTCTGGGGTGTCACCCCCTACAGCCACCGACTCCCGGCTGCCTTCCATTCCTGCTTGGCTATGTCCCACTCAATGTCCGCGTAGAACACGAACAGGGTGCGCTCGTTCCAGCCACCGTCCGGGCGGGCGTACTCGTACACCGCAGTCAACTGCGTGGACAGCAGGTCACGCACGGTGCACACGTGCTGCTCGTGCTCACCCTCGCCCTCGTACACCCGGATCAGGTCGCCCACCTTCGGCTTACTCATAGCCACGTACCTCCGATGTCACGCAGCGTTGCGTTCATGTCACGTGCCCGCTCCCGGGCGTCGTCCTCCGCGATCTCGTCACGGTAGTACGCCTCGTTGTCCTGCTCGATCTCGTACTCAAGGTCTTCCATCTCGCTGATGACCTCGTCGAGCTGCATCTCCAAGTCCGTGCGCAGGTCGGTCAGCTCAGCCAGCCTCTCCTCACACGCCTCGATGTTATCCATGCGCCACTGTCTCATGTCAGTCTCCTTCGCAGTTCCTCAGCCACCTCACGCAGCGAGACGAAGCCATGCTCATCCCACCCCACGTTCCCGTCCGTGCGCTCCAGCTCACGGCAGTCATTGACGAGCGCCTCGAACAGCTCGTCTGTACCTACATCCTCGAAGATACTCATGCGATTCTCCAGACTACAGCGGCGAACAGCAGCACGGACGCTGTCGCCATGATCTCATACGCCCACCGTGCGGGCGACCACGTGCGCATCTCACTCGTCCAGCGGGCGACGATGCTTTTCCTTGCGCGGTATGCGCTTGCTCCGATCTTCATGCGCTCCTCCTTTACGCATCACCTCCGGCGTGCGACCAGCCCTTCGGCGCACAACGGGCACGCTCACGGTTAATGAGCGCTTGCTTCCACCTGTTCGTGGGTTGTTCCTTGACATGGTTCTTCACCTCCGGCATCAGCCAGCCAATCGCCCGACTGCCCGGGCGTCCGTTGTTCACTCCCCACACACGCTGCGCTCCGGCAACGGGCGGGATGGAATCAGCCGACTCATTCCCGGCTGCGATAATCACGATCTCGTCGAAATTTTTCATTGCAAACTCCTCGGGCCTACGCCCATACAGTCCTGCCATTCTCTCGAACGACCCACGTTGTACAAGTGCGCGCAGTCCGTGGGTCTGTGACTGCGCTGCACCAACGGTTCCTCGTCCTCGTCAGCGGGCGGCGTGCCCGTGCCTACCCCGCAGGTAGACACGAGCGCACACGCACACAGCGAGACGAGCAGGCTACGCCTCGTCATCCAACAAGGCAGGGTCAACCACCCCCTGCTCCCCGATCACGTGGTCAGGCTTAGCTGACGCAGCCTGAGCGAGGATGCCGTCGGACAGCCCGGTCTCGTACGCCAGCTCCGTGCCAGCACGCAGGTCGATGTCTGCCTGTGTCCGGTCGATGCCTCCGAGTACTGCGAGCGCCTCGATGCGCTGGTTCTCCAGCTCGATGCCGCGATTCACCTGCGCCTCAAGGTCAGCGACCTGCTTGCGCAGCGCCTCGACTTCCTCGCTGTCCTTCACCTTCTCAAGCAGCTCGTCGCGCTCCTCGATCACCTCGCGCAGGTCGTACACATCCTCGACGCCCAGACTGCTCGCCTCCTCCGCGAACTCCCGGGCTGCCTCGTACTCCTCGATGTCCGAGTCCACGTAGCGGAGCTGGTTCTCGATCTCCTCGATTGCACTCGCGACCCCGTCGATCTGGTCGATGACATCTTCGAGCGGCGTCTCACGCAGTACCTTCAGGCGATCATCTGCCTCCGTGATAGCGTCCGCTACATCCTGCACGTTGCTGTTGCTGTAGTAATTACGCATGGTCGTTCTCCTCGTTGTCGTTTCCGGTCTTCTCTGCTGCAACACCCTCCGTTTCCAGCGGCCTTGCAGCCCATCCACCTGCGGTCTCGTAGTGCCCGCATGATTCACACTCGTACTCGTACAGCCCGTCGCCCTCGGCCACGCAGTACAGCTCGATCTCCTTGCAGCGCGGGCACTCGACCGGGTCTACGTTCCAGCGCAGCCACATCTCGCACCCTTCCTCGTCTGCCAGTTCGAGCGTGCACCAGAACGCCTCGCCCGAGAACGGGTAGTCCAGCCTGTGCGTCGGGCACTCAGCGTCCGCACCCTCAGCGTAGCCCGCCACCTCGATCCCGTTCTGATCGTGGTCGAACGTGCACCCGCAGTCCGTGTACTTGTACACGAGACGGGCGACGGCCTTGTCGTACTCGCCTTGAAAGCAGGCGGGCACACCCACATGCTCCGCTAACTGCTTGATATTGTGGATCATTTTCATGCTACTGCCTCCTCGATTGCGGCGAGTGTGTCCTGCACCCACGCCTCCAGCACCTCGACCTCCGTCGTGCGCTTCAGTCCGAGCAGCTTGCGCAGGTGCGTTGACACCTTGCGCCCGCCGCTCATGGTCAGGCCCACACGCTCCAGCTTGAGCGCGTGTTTCCATTGGAGCAGTTGAAACGGTGTCGTCGTGACCGTGTCGCCTGCGTCGTTGATCTCTACTACCACTGTCTGTGCTACGTTCATCATGCTCCTCCTGCGAGGTACGTCACGTGCCTACGCGATACGTCCTCGGCGTTGTCGTATGTCTTGTACGTGTTCGCAACGAACTCGCACCACCCATCCCACAGTTGCTCGCTCCCGCCGAGCGTGTCGCACACCCACAGGTAGTGCTCGATGCTCTCGTTGATGACTCGCAGTTGCGCGTCCGGGTCTTTGCGTTTCGGGATGTCGAACTCCGCAGCCTCCAGCCCGAAGCGCGCGAGGTTGTGCATGTCGATGCACCCGGCCTCGCCCACGAGTAGCTGCACGCAGAACCCGGCCTTGACCAGCCCGAGTCCGGGCACCGCAAGGAAGTCACGCATCAGGTCGTTCACCCAGATGCGCCCGTTGCGTGCGTCCTCGCAGCGTTCGTGCAGGTACTTGCCGTGCTCCCGCAGGTACGCAGCACCCTCGGCCTTGAATCCCCAGAGCGGAGCCTCGTCGCCCGAGCGCACGCGCTGGAGCTGGCGTCCGATGCCGCCGAACTGCATCCTGATCGTGAGCAGCACGAAGATGCCCACATCCACCGTGTTGCGCCAGTCAAGGCGCGCCCACGCCTCGATCTCAGCTTGGTCTTTCGCGTACACGTTACACCTCCACCGTGATGACACGGTCAGTTTTGATTTCGAGAATCTCGATCTCGGTGAGTTGCGCTGCCGGTGACCGGCCCGAGTTCATCGCGCGGCGCTCGAACGTCGTGCGCACGAGGCGTCCGAGTCCTGCGTCGTCGAGCACGAGCGAGAATACCACGCGCCCGGTCGGGTCGCTGATGCTGCGCTCGACGGCGTCCTTCGCGGCCTTGAGCGAGCAGTCCAGCGCGTTCTTGACCACGAGGATCAGCGCCACCTTGATCGACTTCGGCTCGCACTCCGGGTACCCGTACTCGTCGCACTCGAAGTCAGCTTGCTGCACGCGGATGCGTACGATGTTCATGCTTTCCATTTCGTTTCTCCTCACGTGTGAAAGTACACGATAGAGCGCACCCGAAGATGCGCTCGACTTGCACTCTCAGTACTGGTATCCGTGCTCAACCGCGCGGCTCGAAGCGTACCTGTCGGGCACCTGCGCGGTGCTCACAGTGTACTCGCTGCCGCAGCAGTCGCACGGGCACGAGCGCCCGAGTTCGCTGTTGATGAAGTCCACGCACTCGCCCGCAGCGTACCCGAGCAGCAGCCCGAGCTTGAGCTGGAGCTGCGCCCGCAGTTCGCGCTTGCGCTGCGCGTCGCGCGTCAGCACGGCCTCGCTCAGGCAGTCCACGATTGCGTCGCGGGCTTCGCGAGCGTACGGTGCGCCCGGTGCAGCGATCAGCACGTGCGCGTGCAGTTCGTTGTCCTCGCACACGAGCGGCTCCACGAGCACGGTCATCCCGTCCTCGCGAGCGATACCCACGAGCGACTCGTAAGCGAACTGCGACTTGCCTGCGCTCACGATCAAGAGCGGCTTGCGCCCTTCGCGGACGTTCACGTAGTCCGCAAACACGGTTGCGATGTATTCGTAGTTCATTTCCAGCACCTCCGGCCAAAGTCGATCACCTGCGCGAGCAGAGCCGCGCCAAAAACCAGCATAAACCATACCGCAGCGACATCCTGCGCGTTCGTGATTGCTTCCATCTCACACCTCCTGCGCGACGTAGCGCGCGTCCACATTCGCGGGCGGGATCACCACCCAAGTCCACACGTACTCCGGGCGTCCGTCGTCGAGCACGCCCACGTGCCATTCGCCCAAGCAAAACGCGCGCCATTCGGTCGCGTGCCTGTAGCTGATTTCGCGCGGCTCAGCGCCGTCATAGTCGCTGATTCCCGCGTCGCAATGCACGGTCACTTCCGCGCGCTCACCGAACCCGCGCGGCTCCGCGCCTGCGTAGTTCGTCATCCGCGCGTCCGTCCAGCCTGCGCGCTTCACGTGCGCGACCGGCTCCCGGCCTCGCGTGCCCGTATCCGGGTCGAATCTGAATACCTTCACTTTGCACCTCCCATGCGTGCGTTGCGTTTCGCGACCACGTGCGCGACGTAGTCCCGGTCAATCGTTCGTGCGTGCGCCCGGGCTTGAATCCCGGCCTTGCGCATCAGCTTCGCGCCCTTGCGGGCGGCCTTGCGGCGCGACTTCGCGTTTCTCATTTCGTGCTCCCGTGGTGACTCATCAGGTGCGCGTACCAATCGCGCACAAGCGGGACAATGCCCGCTTTCGTCGTGGGTGTCAAACTATTTCGTACGCAGGTACGCTGCGCGTCGCGTCGTCGAGCCACTGGAGCGGCTCCACGCGGGCTTCGCGGGTGCGTCGTGCGCGGGCTTCCTGCGCGGCTTTCGCGCGGCGCTCGTTCTCGGCGCGCAATGCGATCCAGTTCACGTTCGAGGCTTCGCGGCGCTCGTTCAGACCACGTGCGGCTTCGCTTGCGAGGCGCTGCACGCGCGGGAGAGACTTGCTACGGACTGTCGTTTTTGTGTCGATCATTTTCGTGCTCCGGGTGGTTTCTCATCAGGCGCGGGTACCATTCCCACGCGACGCGCGCACCCTTGCGGATGCGCACGTTTCGTTCCCGGGTGTTACGCGGCTTTCTTCGCGGGCTTCGCGGGTGCGAGCGCCTGCGTGTACCATGCTTCCAAGTCGGCCATTTTCTTCGCGACGGCCTTCGGGAGCGCGACGCCCGCGTTCGTGAGCGCGATAGCAGCCTTGCGGTTTTTCGCACGTGCGGACAGGATTGCTGAGCGTTCTTCGGTGGTTAATTTCGACATGGTTTTTCTCCAATTTGCGTTTCGTGGTGACTCATCAGGTGCGGGTACCATTCCCGCACGACGCAGCGCGCCCGTTCAAGAACAGCCCGTGCGGGCGCGCAACATGCCCTGCGCGCTCGTAGCCCGGAATCCCACCGGGCGCGCCTGTATTTTCGTGGCGTAACGTAGCTTCGCAGCCTTTCGGCCTTCACGGTTTTTCCCGCGCGCAGTCTCGCACCCATAGCGCCTCGGCGCTCGCTCCCGGTCGCGCGGCCCTTGCGGGTGCCCGTGACCTACCGGCGATTGCTGTACGCTTGCTCGCGAGCGCGGCCCGGGCTTGACGGGCGCGCTCACGTTCCATTGCTGGCGGTGCGTTCTGTCTCGGTCTATCCGTTTTTCACGGGCCGCCCGGGTGGTTCTGCGGCTCCGGGTGTGCCGCGTCGTCCGGTGGTTGTTGCGCCGAACTTGGAGCCACCTTGCCTGAAGCCCGGAGCGCCGTCAAGCGATTTTTGGATTATTTCCGAATTATTTTTGAAATCCGAGCAAAATCAAGCGGTTACAGGCCGAAAAAAATGGCCGCCTACCCTTGCGGCAGCCCGAAATGCGCCGAAAATGCGCAGCGAGACGGCACCCGGGCGGCGCACCCGGGCGGCGCACACACGCGCGCGAGCCGCGCGACGCACATGCGGGCGCGAGCCGCGCACACGCACACACGCGCGAGCCGCGCACGCGACGCATGGGCGCACGCGACGCGCACACGCGACGCGCACTCGCGGGCACCTGCGCGACGCACGTGCAGGCACGCGACGCACGCGCACACGCGCACCCGCAGGCACACGCACGGGCACGCACGCGACGCGCACGCACGGGCGCACGGCGCGCGCACCTGCGGGCACCTGCGCGACGCACGCACGGGCACACGCACGGGCACCTGCGCGCACCCGGGCAGGCACACGGGCACGCGGGCGCACCCGGGCACGCACCCGGGCACCCGTGCGGGCACCTGCGCGGCGCACGTGCGAGCGGGCAAAAACATATCACCGGGCACACGTACGCGCGCGAACGACCACCGCGCAGGCACACGCGGGCGCACGTGCAGGCACACGCGCAGGCACACGCGACGCGCGCACACACGGGCACGCGCGGGTGCACACGCGGGCACACGTGCGGGCACACGTGCGCGACGCGCGCGGGCGCGATTAGGGTACCGCACGGGCACTCGCGGGCGCACGCGCGGGCGCGCGACTGGGGTACCCCCGGGGGGCCGGGAGGCTCCCTATAGTATCGACCCCCCTTCGGAAAATCGCAGCAAATGTTTGGACCCCCGAAGGTGCCCCGGTAGTCACCCTTGAGAATCTGCAAGGGACTCAAGGGCTTCCACGCACAAGCTCAACTGATAGTTCACCAAGTCGAGCCGTGCGAGCAGCTCGTCGAGGCAGTCGTGGAGTTCTTCGAGTTCATGCCGTGAGGCGAACCCGGTGTTCATCTCGGGGTGGTGCTCTGTCATGGTCGTGCCTCCTATGGGCAACGCGCAGGGACCGCAAGGGACACCGCGCAGGAACCTCGCGTGCCCCCGGAGGGCCGTTACACCCGAGCACGGGTGGTGTTGCTCTCCGGGGTTCCCGCGAGTGATAGGGGTAAGGGCACACTCAATAGGGGTAATCATGTGTAGGTAATACCTCTACCGTACACCGAGCAGGTACTCCTGCTGCTACCCCTATAAGTGCCCTTACCCTCTCTGCTGCAACACCCTACCTCTGCCTCGTAAAGCTACGGCCTGTGCTCCGCTTCGGTGCAGCCGTGAGGCTGGTCTTGCGGTAGCCCATCTTGGCTGCCTTAACGAAATCCGCAAGGGCAGCGTCACGTAGCTTCTTCTCGGCACGATCAGCCGCGACATCTGTATCACGGGCAATCATCTGGGTGAAGTAGCCTACAGCCTCAGCCAGCACGTCGATCCTGTCGTCCTGACGCAGAGAGCCACGCTCCCGGGTCAGGTACGCCATTTGGTAGAATCCGTTGTACAGATGCTTCCTCTCACCTGCGTCGGGCAGGGAGTCGAGCTGGTCTTCGACTATACGTTTGTCCATGATGAGCCGGTGAGAGTTCATCACGGGTTCGAGCTTGTCAGCGATCCGGGCTTCCTTCTGTCCAGTCACGCGGTACCCGTCAAGGGCGCACTTGTGGTGTTTCTGAAGGACCGGGCCGAGCAGGGCGTTGAACATGCCGTCACCGAAGTTGTCCTCGGACCAGACCTCGTTCACGTTCTCCTGCTTGGCGATCATCGCCAGAGCCTCAAGGGTGGACTCGTCGTAACCCCCAAGCATCCCGCCCCATCGTCGGACGAAGACCCTACCGTGTAGCATTTTCGCAACACAGAAGGAGGTCTCGTCCTTGCCGCGACCCGACGGGTCAACGAACATGACAGAGCCTTCATACTTGAGCATCGTCTCAGAGACACTGAGAGGCCCGTAGAAGCGATCTCCGGCTAACCCTACGTTGGGTACCGTGAGCATCTGATCTTTGCCTGAGCCGTACGTCAGGCGGTCTGGGGCGATCTCAGGGTCTACATCGAAGACGATCAGGTCGCGGAGCTTCAGTGGGTACCTGTTCTCATCGCTGAGGGTCGTGTCGAGCATGAACTGAAGTGCGAAACCAGAGCGTCCATATTCACTCTCACGGTCGAGAAGGTCCGATTCGTCGAATCGAGCAGGATCGACTGGTCGTCCCACCAGAGAGGGATCGTCTTGTAACCGTCGTAGTAGACCGGGAGATAGGCGGTTTTCGCCGTACTTGAGCATGAGGTCACGATCAGGGTACCTCGCGGGCCAGATGCGAACGCGGTAGCCGCGCTCCTCGAAGCCTGCATAAATGGTTTGGATGGACTGAGGCGTACCCAGACCGACGGACTGGCCGCCCGGTACAAGGATAGCGCCACCCATCTCGCGGGCGCGCTGGTCGAGTTTCTCTCGCTTACCTTCAGTGTCGGAGTTGTTCGGGACCTCGATGTCATCGAAGACGACCGTCGTGGCTCGACCACCTGTCATCTGTCCAGTAACACCCACGGCTCTCACCGATGGTGCCTGTGCAGGTTTGGCAGGTCCCACGTCGAACGCCAGCACTGAGTCACGCTGTCCGTCCTTCGTGCGGGCCTTCAGCCAGCTAAGCAACGGGATCGTCTCGATGAGCTGCTTGGTGAACGTGGAGAACTCAGTGGCCTTGTACTCCGAAGCGGAGACGACCATGACCTTCTCTTGGGGGTTCCTCATCAGCAGCCACAGCACGAAGGCCGCTGTGATCCACGACTTGCCCACTCCACGGAACGCCATGACGATGCGCTTCCGGGGGCCGTGCTGTAGCCAGTCAGCCATTTCGTACTGAGCGGGTGTCGGGTCTGGTAGCCCAAGCTGACGCCAGAGCCACCACAGGAACATCTTGAAGTCGTCGTGCATCTTGCGGTGCAGCTTCGACTGGACCCATACAGGGTACTTGTTCATTTTCTCTCCTCGTTCAATGTTATTGAACAGAGCCGCGCTTTGAACGCAGCACTTGGGCGATGCCCTGACCGATCTTGTCGATCTTCTCCTCGTCGTCGTTCAGGTCCTTCATGCCCATGTGGGTAGCGATAGCGTGCGCCACCTCATGCCAGAAGGTCGCCAGCGTGAAGCTGAACGCCTGACCGGACTGTAGCTCGATGAGGTTCTTGCTGGCGATGAACCGCCCGTGACACTCTGCGTCATCGAGCAGGTCATCTCTCATGCGGACCTCTATTGTGTGACCGAGGATGTCGAAGTGTTTTGGGATTTTGCGCATCGAGGGTAAGCCTCTCTCCAGTTCTCACGGACCAGATCGAGACGACCTTTGTCCATGACGTAAGCGTTATACACGTCCCACGCTATCTCCTCCGACGCGCAGTTCTCGTTGACGCCGTGAACTTTGGATTGGATATAGTGGGTCATCTCGTGGATCAGGACGGCAGCACACTTGGTCTCGTCAGCGACCGGCGAGGTCGCACAGTCCAGTGTGATGAAGACTACGTCGGTTCCGAAGTAGTAGTAGCCGAGCGCACGTCCGGTGTCCTTGAAGACCACCATCGGTGCACGCAGGTCCTTGCACTCGTTGTACTCGCAGGCAATCGCGAAGTACTTCTGTACGTTGGGGTCCTGCGGAGGGAACTCATACGCGGCGGCGCTGAGGGTGAAGGTCAGCGCGATGAGCGCCACGATGAGTCGGTGCATTGGGTTAGTCCTTTAGTCTGGTGTCCGCATAACGGAAAGTCGTCCTTGTTCCGGCAGGTAGCCGTTTCATGGGTTCAATGGTTTGACAAGCGCACATCTGCTTGTCGATCTCCTCGCGTTTCACGAAGCGAGTCCGTACCTCACCACAGGTGAGGCACTTGAAGTCGAACGTGATGTACATTACTGGTTGCCCCCTCGCTTAGCGATCCCGCGCACGTGTGCAGGTTTGGTGTTGTACACCTTCTGCTTGTAGGCGGCGTCACGGTTGGCGTCACCTGCCCGCTCACCCATGCGCTCTGCGCGCTTCATGGTGAGAGACTTGGTGCCAGCCGAACGGTGCATCGCGTCACCCAGAGGGTCTGCAAGTCCCGCGTAGCCGAGCTTGCGAGAGAGCGGATCGTTGACGCTGATCTTCTCACGCAGGCGACCCATGAGGGACTTGTTCATTATGTTGCTGATTGCTCCGCACATTATTCGCCCTCCACAGCCCGCCTGATACGCTCACGGCGAGTCAGGATGGAACGCTTCGCAGCGTCGGCCATGCCGTCACCCAGAGGGACGGATGCAGCCGCAGGGCGCTGCGGGGAGCCTGCGCCGTCAGGCACAGTGACAGAGGTACCGGAGGTGTCCTTGAGGAACTCAGGAATCCACGCTTGACCCTGCTTGGTCTGTAGTGATTGGCACATGTTATACTCCCACCTTGATGCTTACGTTAGCGCCAGTCATGGTGTTGCACTGGGCACGGAGGTACGGCATGGCGGTGACTTGGAAGATCGCGCTTGCGGTCCTCGCGGTGTCGAGGTCGTTCCAGTTCGTGCCGTCGAAGCTGCCTTCGATGTCCACGCTGAACGTGCCTGTGCCGAACAGGTGTACGCTGTACTTCTCGCGCAGCGTGCCGACGACGTTGACAGCGGTCTTAGCGCCTGTCGTGGTCTCGCCGGATATTACGGTTACGACTCTCATTTGAAGTCTCCGTGGTAGATGTTATCGAACACTGGCATTTCCTCGGCCAGCAAATCTGTTGGGTCACCGGGGGTAACCGCACGGTCGATGCCGTTGTCTTTGAGGAACTTGTTGACTTGGGCGAACAGTGCCGGGGGGATGTCTTCTCCGCTCGCGATCTTGCGCTTGATTTCACTGAGTAGAGTGCGAGCCTGAAGATCATGTAGTTCATTGAGCAGCCCCTCGTTAGCTCTCTGCTTTGTCATCCTTCTTCTCCTTCTTCACGGCATTGTCTATTCGGACCTTATGCCACCTGATAGCGTACACGCCTGCGACGATAGCAACAGCCGTAGCGACGAGTTGCAGTACGTCATTGACGGCAGCCACCCATGTCCATGTGGCTGTAACGCCAGCTCCCGCAGCAGCTACGTCTGCGAGAATATCCTTATGCTGGTTCATTGTTAGGTTCCTATCTGGTGTCGAAGCGATCATCATAATCTTTCGGGACGCGCGGCGTTTGACGCGGCTGCGACTCCCGCTCCTGTTTCCGGGCGCGTGACTCCTCGACCTTCTTCCAGATGAAGACACCGAAAGCGGCGAGCACTACGAATGTTACAAAGTATTCCATGATAATTCCTTATACGTCTGTGGGGTCGATGGGGGTGTAGTTGGCGAACACGTTCTTGTGTTCTTCGAGCAGCTCGTACTGCTGCACCTGTCCCTTGATCCAGTTGCGGACCTGCTGCTTGAACTCAGCGAGCAGCTCAGCGTTGGTCGGGTCGCCGTGAGGCTCACCTGTGCCGGGGTCAATCTCGGCAGCGTCAGGGAACAGGGAGCGCACCCATGCCGTTACTCGTGGCACTTGCGCGTCGGGGATGTTGAACGAGATAATCATTGTGTCTCCTCAGTAAACGAGTCTGTCGTTCGCGTAGAACAGGATGTTAGAGAATGTGTAGACCGGGCCGGGGAACTCGATTGGCCTGATCGCGGTGAGGGTGGATATACCATTTTCGGTATGTATGACCATGCCGACTTCCAGCTTCTCGGGCAGCCCTTGATCCTTGTACTCGATCTCTGGGAACACGGAAGCAGGGCCGACGCCCTTCACGTGGAAGGGATGGTCAGTCGATGCTTTGATGACCGTGCCGTCCTCGAACTGGAGGGCGACCATCGGTCGGTTGAGTCGGACGAGAACTTCGTCCACTGGCTCTGCCACGTTGACGCCGTTGCGGAAGACGAGAATCTCGTCGCCCTCGCGGACATCCTTGATGGGCAGCTTCATGCCATTCGCCATAGTGATGAGCGTGTCAGGCGTGAAGCAGCAGAGCGGACAGGCGTCGTGCCAGCGTCGAGCGGACCACGTAGCGCCACTCGTAGTTTGCAGCAGGTTGCCGCCAGTCGCCGCGTCGTATGACCGGAAGTAGCCGATGATAGTCTCAGCGCCACCGGCAGTCGAGCTGACCGTGTCCACGATTCGGAACGTGACGTTGGCCGTGACGTTGCGCCGGACGTTGTTGTAGCCGCCACCGAGAGAGTCCCAGTCACCGAGACTGCCGCCCGTGCGGGTCCACATGATCCACACGTCGGAGGCCGAGCCTGCCGTGAGCCACGTCCACGAATTAGTGACCGAGCCTGTGCTGCTGTACTCGTACTCAAGGCCGGTCGTGTAGAACGCACAGCCAGAGTAGCAGGGGTTGTCGAGCCGAGAGTTGGTACGCCCGTCAGCCCGCATGTTGGTGGTGGGAGCCACCGTGCCGACTTCCTTCCAAGTACCAGCCACGTTGATCTTGACGGACGAGGGTGTTTTCCACACCCCTGCCACGTTGATCTTAACTGTGGGGTCTTTCCATACGCCCGCGACGTTAATCTTGGTTGCCATGAAAAGACCCCTAATCGTTAAGTGTATTGATACCAGATGTCACCCGACGAGCCGCCAGTTGCAGCGGAGGTCGAGTACGTGACCTTGCCAGAGGCGTAGGTCGAAGCGCCGTTATAGTACATAGCACCGAGGGCGTAATACTTCGGCTGACCCGCGAAGTGCGCTCCCTTGTTGAAGTAGAAGTTCGCACGGTCGGTGTTGAAGTGCGCCCATGAGGTGTTGTTAGGACCGATCTCAGTGTAGCCGTATGAGGTCTGGACCCGACACTGTGAGGAACCCTGACGGGACAGCGTGCAGTCGGCGTTGAGCTTCAGCGAACCGTCAACCCGGAGAGCACCCGGAGTGTACACACCAGACGAGAAGTCCGTGTTCTGGTTGAGCCGCATGTACGTGTCGTTACCGTCAATCGCTTCCTTGCCGTCGATGTGAAGCATGTTGCTGGACAAGGCCGAGACCAACGCGCCGGGGTTCGTGTCCGTACCCTGCACGTAGAGACCAGCAGAGTGAACGCGAGCGTCCCACGTTGAGCCACCATGACCCATGTACACACTACTACCTTCGTAGTAGTTGATGTACGTGGACGCCCCAGTCTCAGAGTCTATATGCAGGTTGCCGCTGGTACACTTGATCGTGGCAGTCTTGTTGATCGTCGTGCCGTGTAGGTTGAGAACGCCGCCCTGCGTCGTGCCGTAGACTCCGAGGTTCAACGCACCTGCCGGAATGTGGACGGTACTGTCGTCGTCGAAGCGGGCAACCTCGCCCGTGCCGTCGTTCCAGATTGCGACCGAGCCAGAGGCAGGTGCCTGAATGTACCCGAGGGTTGCTGTGTACTGACCGAGCCGGAGACCCGTAGGGTTCGTCTTGTAGGACGAGCCGGTGATCTCCAGTGCGCCTGTCGCTCCGAGGAGCATCAGTACGTCGCCAGCACCCACAGTACCCATGCGGATGTTCTTCCCGCTTTCGCTGTGGTAGATGCCGAGGTCGTTGTTGGAGTTCGAGCCGAAGCCGAGCCATGCCATGTCCGTACCGGCGCTGTCCTTCCAGCGTATCCACGAGTTGAGCAGATTGTCGGACGACGTGTGGTTGTCGTTCTTCAGCGTCAGCAGCTCACCGTCGCCGTTGATCTCGACGTTGCCCTGATTGATCTTGACAACGTCACTCGTCGGTGTTCCACCGATGACGCCGCCGCCGAACTGGGCGACCGGACCAGCACCAGCCTGCGTGACATGTAGCACCACGTTCGAGGCGTTGTTGCGGTTCAGGAGAACGTAACCGTCTTCCTGCGTCAGCGTGTTCGCCTTGATGATGCTCGCGTCTACAGGCTCGTAGACGCCTGAGTGGTTGTGCGAGAACGCCGCGACCGTGACACCGATGTCGGCATCCTTCAGGATCGTTGCGTCGGCTGGCTCGTAGACGCCCGCGTGGTTGTGCGCGGCCAGTGAGTAGAGACCCGCGTGGTCGCCCCAACCGTACGCGGTGTCCCAGTTGGAGACGTTGAGGTTACTGCCGGTGACCGCGCCAGTGACACTCAGAGCGGCACCCATAGTGATGTTGCCGGTGTCGGTGTCGATCACGAACGCGGACCCCTGCCATACACCGGATGAGTTGTACCAGTCCATGTAGAAGTCTTGGGCGTTCGACAGGTAGTTCGTCAGCCGACGTACGCCGGACTCGTTAATGAAATCAAGCCCGACGGTGTTACTCGCTCCGCCCTTCTGGAGCTTGAGCCACGACGACACGCCTGTGTTCAGGAACTTCCACTGGCCGGTGATCGTCTCGTCATCTGCGAGTGCAGCGTAGAGCGCCGGGTCGAACGTGGCAGCCGCAGCCGCAGAAGCAGCAGCAGCAGTCTCAGAGGCAAGGGCAGCAGCAGCACTGGCGGCACCCTTAGTAGCGTGGTGCATGGCCGAGTAGTCGTCCACGTTGTCACCGCCAGCGGCGACAGAGACGAGAGAGTCTACAGCTTTGTTGGCCCATTCCTGAGCGTAGCCTGCGCGGTCGGTAGCGAGGTTCGCTTGCACGACCGAAGTATTCTGTGCCGATGTAGCGTTGGCTTCAGCAGCCTCCGCAGCGACACGGTCAGCGTCCGCGAGTACAGCTTGGGCCGTAGCCGTTGCCGCGCTCGTTGACGCATTGGATTCGGAGGTCGCCGCAGCAGCAGCACTGGCCGCTGCCGCAGCTTCCGATGCAGAAGCGAGGCCGACGTATCCTGAGACGTTGTCGGCCAGCTTCGCTGGAGAGTCCACGAGAGTCTCGACGCCCGCCCAGTTCGTGAGCGGATACTTGCCGTCTGATCCCGGTCCACCATCGACAGTCCCGCCGAGCCAGTTATCGTACTCTTGTACGAAGCTCGACCAGTAGTCGATCAGGTTGCTGATCTTCTGCGCGAGCTGTGCGTTGGTGAAAGACATGGAGTGTCTCCTTGAGGTTTAGTCTTCGGTTACTTCCTCGACCTCAGCTTGCGGCTGGAGGGCGTCGAACATCTGGAGCTGGCCCTGTAGTACCATGAGCTGCTTATCAGCCTGCTCTACTACGTCTTTGGCCTGCGCCTTCTGAACGATAAGGGAAGTGATTGCTTTGACCAGTTGGTCACGGTCGATCTTTTGGGACATGAGATTTCTCTCCTCGTTGTGGTTAATCCGTGATGACCTGCTCACCAAGATCAATGACGCCTTGCAGCTTCACATCCTTGATGTAGGTCGCGGTGATGACAGGCTCAGTCGTGTTGCGCTCAGCGGCTCGAAGTTCGATGGTGATGTAGTCCGAGGTCTCTGTCGTCGTGATGACATACGACTGGGTGATGTAGCCGGAGGTCGCGACGGTGTTCGTATCCTTCACGACGCCGTCCAGCTTGATCCTGACTTGACCAGACTGAACGACACCACCACTGGTGGAACCGATCCGGGTCTGGTAAACCACCCGTAGCGTACCGGGCTTGTTGATCTTGAACTTCTTCTTCTCAGTGAACACAAGCGTATTGTGCGAGCGCTCAGTCAGAGCCTCCAGAATGGAGTCGGTCGTGTTCCAAGTGTAGCTGCCGAGCGAGAGGTTGCCTCGCACCTTCAGCTCCGTGCCGTCCCACGTGATGAAGTCCGTCTGGTCACCCAGAGAGAACCTGTAGGCTCCACCCGAGTACCCGAGGAAGAACCCCGTGCCGGAGTGATACGTCGTCTGTCCACCCTTGATGTAGCCGGAGGTGTTCAGCGTGATCGTGCCTGCCGTGATGTTACCCATGTCGGCGTTCACCGCCGCGAGGTTCGTCACGTTGATCTTGTCAGCAGTCACAGCGTTGGCGCTGATCTTCACCGCAGTCACCGCGTTGGCATTGAGCTGCGTTGTGGTGATCGCGTTGGGTCCGATCTGCGTCGAGCCGATGGTGCCGTTGACGAGAGCCGAGCCGTTGATCGTGCCGGTGACCATGAGGTTGCCGTCGATCTTCACGTCGCTTCGCATGTTGATCTTGCCGCCGCTGATCTCGAACGGGACATACTCTGTCTCGCCCGGGTCACCCGAAGGATCGACCACAGCGAACTTGTTGGCAAGGATCACGAAGCTGCCGGAGGTGCCGTTGTTGTTCTGCACGAACCCGGTGACGTAGCCGTTGACGTTCAGGCTCACGCCGTACTTCGCCTCAAGCGTACCGACATCCGTTTGCAGGCCGTCCACGTCCGTCTCGATCCCCGGGAGGGAGACCGTCTGGATGGTGGTGATGCTGGCTGAGTTGGCACTGTCGGCTGCCTCAAGCGCGGTGATCTTCTGAGCGAAGGTCTGTCCAGCGTCCGAGTCAATCTTCACCGTGTTGGAGTCGAGGATGAACGCCGTCTGTGCTCCGTTCTCTGCACCGATCAGGGCAATCGTACTGGCGATAGCGCCGTCCGCACTGGCCCTCGCAGATGCCTCGTCGGTGATCTGCGTGCTGAGCGTGGAGTCTGCCCCCTGCCAGTCGGCGGTGATCTGCGAGAATCTCTGCGAGAGACTTTCGGTTGCACCCACCTGAACCTTGTCGAGGTCAAGGATGAAGGCGCTGCCGTCAGCGTTGGTCGCGCCCAGAATGTTCAGGCGTTGCGACAGTGCGGTCGTCTCGGTTGCCCGGACGTACATCTCATCCAGCAGGGCAGCGTTGGTGTTATCCGTCTGCACTTGCAGGTAGTCGATGTCAGCCGCAGCCACACCGATGCGCGGGTCACTGATAGGTACCCACGCGGAGGACTGGTAGATGTACGGGGCGTTGCTGTCGTCAGTGTCGTACCAGCGTGCACCTTCAGGGATCGGGTTAGGCACGCCGCCGACACCCGGGACCGGCTCGTCAGGCTGCACGAATACAGCAGCAGCCACACCCTCAGCGAGAGTGTTGACCTGAGCTTGCAGTCCTTCACCGAGCGTGATGATAGCCTCAGCGTTGGCGTCGATGTCACTGATGCGCGCTTGCAGGTTTGACGCTGCCGCGCTTCCGACCATGTCCGCGACGAGGTCGAGGATGATCTGGTCTGGTTCTGTCTCCTCGATGCCTTGCGCTGTGGCGAAGCGGACGAGGGTCTGTTGGATCAGGTCGTTGAAACTGTCAGCGTACTCCTGACCCAGATAGAAGTTGTGGAGGTAGGCGGTGTCGAGATCGCTCTCGCGCAGGACGCTACCGTCCACGAAGTCCACCAACGTACTCGTCGGTGATGTGTTGCGCTTGATCTCAATGGCGTCATCGAGACCGGGAGCGGACGAGAACTGTATCGTCGCACTCCCGGTCCACGAGAAGTTCATTGGTACAAGCTGGAGAACGTCGTTCACGAACACCGAGACGTGCGAACGGCTGATAAAGGGAAACGGCACGTTGTAGGTATCCGTTACCCCGTCACCCGTGTACAGCACTTTCGATGAGTATGACATTGGTTACTCCTGTTTGCGGGACTCTGGGAACTGTTCCTCCAGAGCGTGTACTACGTTCTTGATGCCGAGCAGTCGATAGCCCGGAGCGAGTTGAGCCAGCGACCTGAAGTCACTCTGGCTGTACTGGATGTCGTCGTGAGCCGCAGCCCGGACGCCACCGAGCACACCCTTGTTGAAGTTACTCAGGGCTGTCATGGTGGGGTTACCCGTTGTGGGTATGAGCGTACCCAGACCCGACGAGCGGCCCATAGCGAACCACGGGTCGAACCCCGCAGCTTGGATGCCCGTGTCCCACAGACCCGGCAGCATGGAGCTGAACCCAGTCCGCATGAACGTCACCTTCGCGAGGTTCTTCGGCTCCAGTCGCTTCGCCCGCTCCTCCGGGTCGTTGGCAAACTCGATGTTCGTCTGCGCCATGTACACGAGCGAGGCAATGCCAAGACTCGCGGCGTACGCAGTAGCGGTCTCCGAGTCCATGTGGTGCATCTGACGGAGTAGCTGCTTGTTGACAGCGTCCATCGGGAAGCGCATGAACTGGAACATGAGTCTGCCCACCGGATGATGGAACAGGAGAGTTGATGTGGAGATGTCGGTCATCTGAATAGCGTTGCGAACCTCACGGCTGGCAGCTTGCGAGAACACCTCAAGTGCCTCCTGATCCACCCAACGATCCGGGTCGATGTCAGTCAGCCTGCCCTTGCGCCACGTACCTGCCTGCCGGAACATCTCGAAGATGCGTTCCTGCATGTCGGCGTTGATACCGTTAGCGCGCAGTCGGCGTACCTGCGAGTCACTGATGCGTCCGTTCTTGGCGAACCTTCCGAGCTTCTCGATCCACGTGATAGCCGAGAGACGCTGAGTAGCGTCGGTGATCGGCCCGAGACCTGATGCGATAGACGTGAACCTGCCGCCCGACTTGATGAACGGGTCGAGCTTTGCGGTCAGCTTGGAGATGACGCTGGTGCCCGCGAAGTCCTCAGCGAGTTCGTCGAGGTTGCGGACTGCGTGTTTCGTGAGAGTCTGGATACCCGGCGCGAACGCCAGCTCAGCGAACCGAGCGACGCTGTGCTCAAGGTCTCCGTCCTGTGCCCGCTTGAGCACCTTCGGGAGGTCCGTGAACATACGGAAGACCGAGCGGAGTCCACCCTGTCCGACGATGTTGCCTGCCTCAGCCAGCGCGTTGACACCGAACTGACCACCACGGGTCATGTAGTTGTAACCAGACACCGTGCGTGACAGCTTGGCACCGTCACCAGTGGGGTTGAACCGTTCGATGGGCTGACCCAGTAGCAGGTTGTACCCGTCTTCCAGAGCTTGTATTTCCTTCTTCACGTCGCCGCCAGCTTCTTCGATCTCGCTTGCGATCTGCTTCTTGAACTCCTCGAACTCCATACGCGACCGCACGCCGAGCTTCTCAGCAATGGCGATGTGCCCGTGCATGGCGCGCCCGTAGCGGGCGAGTACCATCCGAGCGTCGTTCTCGTACAGGTCGGTGAAGCGAAGCCGTGCGCTGCCGCCCATGCCGTCGTCCAGCAGGTCAGCGTGCGTCTCGTCGAACTGGATGCGCTTCTTGCCGAAGCTCACGGTTCCACGGTCGGCCATTTCTTTGGCCTTGATGTATTCGATCTCAGAGATGATCTCGTCGATCCCATCGTACCCGTCGAACATCTCGCGCAGCTTGTCCACGTCGTCCAGCCGGATACCGTGGAGCAGGTCGGTCTCGATCCCTGCGGCCTTCATGCGCATGGTGCGCACGTAAGCCTTCGCGATCTTCTCGGCCAGCTCTGAGGTCATGCCTTCGTTGGCACCCTTCAGGATAGCGTCGGTGTAGAACTGCGTGAGCACGGAGCTGCCGTACTTGCTGTGCATTTCTTGGAACTTGGACTTGTTCAGCATACGCGGGAAGTAGTCCTCCAGCCCTGCCTTGTCGAAGCCCTTGACGCCAGCTCGTTGTGCCAGCGCGTGCACGTTGTCCATGTACCCGCGAATCTTCTGGGCAGCACGAGCCGCTTCAGGCCCGACACCCACGGTAACCCCACGCATGGCGAGGCCGACTTGTGAGTAGAACTCCTCACCTGTGGAGGTGGTGAAGTTCCGGCGTGCAGAGCCGTGCCCTTTCCGCTTCGCCCATGCCTTGAAGTCTGACAGGGTTTCGGCGTAGACACCGCGCTCGAATACGTCTTGCAGTTGGTTGGCGCGACCTTCGGCGGTCAGCTCGCGAACCTTGTCCTTGTTCTTCAGGAAGCCACCCTCGAACAGGGCGCTCGATACCTTACGCATCGAGTCGGACTTCGACCAGAACAGCTTGGACTGGAGGTTGTTGAGCAGCCAGTTCCAACCCTTGAAGCGGAACTCAGGAGCTTCCATGTCGTCAAGGATTTCTTCGGTCGAGCGTGACAGGGGAGTGTCATCCTCAAGTCTCTGAAGGCGACGGCGAGCCGCACCAGCAGAATCTTCAGGGATACCCAGTCGTGTCGCAGCCGCGTCGATCTCGCCGTTGGCAAGGTCGTTGGCCGCGCGCATGAGGTCGTCGTTCTCAGCCTTCGACAGCGAGGCCAGCCCGCCGCCGAGAGTGATACCCGCGAGTGCAGCGAAGGCCACGTCGGTCTCATCGCGGAACGCATTGTTCGACGCGAGGATCGCTTCGGTGCCCGCACTGGCAGCGCCAGCAGCAGCCGCGCTCGTGAGGATGCGGCCCATCTTGCCAGCTTTCGCAATGGCACCGACAGTACCGCCCGTGCCTGCGGCGATAGCCCAGTCCACCGGGTCAAGTACCGCCGCACCCATGCGCAGCAGCAGGGCCGAGCCGCCCCCCTCGATGAGGAGCTGCTCGTTCTCGTAGTCCTTCTCGATCTGGCCGAGTCGGAAGTCCGCTTCTTCTGCGGAGCTTGAGCTGCCAATGTCCGCAGCCAGCTCCTCGATGTCCACACCCTGAAGGGCGTCGATGCGAGGCTTGTTGTCTGCGAGGAACTGCTTGGGGTCGTAGTTGGTGTCGATCAGGAACTCAGGCTCAGTCCGTACGAGTCCACGCACGAACGAGTTGTCCTGAGTGAAGGCGGCCTTTGTCTCGTCCCACAGCGAGTGGGTCGGTTCAACATCAGCCGCCAGCTTTTCACCCTGAATCTCGGCAGCCGACTTCAGCGTTGGGTTACGGGGTGCACGGAACTCCATCTCGACAGCATCCGTAGATACTCCGAGGGATTCGCGGGCGTCCATAGCCTGCTCTGTCGTCAGCTTCTTAGCCACGATTTGCTCCTTACTTCATCTCTGCTTGGATGAGGCGTTGTCTTGTTGCGGGGTCCATGTTGCGCCAGCGCTCCCGTTGCGAGTCTCTCACCGCAGCTTTCATGCCGGGTTCGAGCCACGTGTTGTCGGGGTACATGCGGTTGAACGCACGTTCCTCGGCGTCAGCAACCATCGCGTCATTCGTAGGACGGTTGCTCACGGTCAGATCGACAAGCTCCTCCTGCTGCCTCTCGGCGTACAGGCGCTCGATCTCACTGATGGGAACTGCTGGTGTACTCATGGGTAGTATCTGACCCTTGTCCCGAATCACGACGTAGCCGTGACGGTTGGGATGCCGAATCATTTCCATGTTGTCCGGGTCCGCGTTGAACTCCGGGGCGATGCTGTTCAGATACCAGTCGGCTGCCGCCTCACCCTTGACCCAACCTGAGTCGATGGGGTAGTTGACATCCTTGACGCGCACGTTGCGCTTCCGCATACCTTCCTCAACAGCCGCAGCGATGCGGTCTTCGTCGAAGCCCATGTTGGCGTAGTGGTTCGCGAGTTGCGTTGCACGCCGACGGTCGGCCCCCGTGATCGGATAGTCGCCCCACCCGGCCTTGTCATTCGCCAGCCGGTCGAGAGCCGAGTCAACGGCTTCCCCGATCTGCTTCTTCATGGTCGGCGCGAGTCGGTGGTCGTACGCTCCGAGTGCCTCAAGTGCCATGTCGGGGTCCTTCATGTCTGCGAGGTGCAGAGCGTAGGCGTCCAGCATGGCAGCGTTCCGGTCAGGGATGCTGCGTTGCACGAGGGTCGGATCGTATGCGTCTATCTGGAGCTTCAGGTCGAACGCCTCCTTGAAGCGCTCAGGCGAAGCCGGGGTGACCGTGATGAAGTCCGTGATGAACTTCGGGAGACGGTCGTGCACGTACGCACGCTCAAGGACAGCGGCCCTGACGGTCTGCTGGATTTCAGCAGGGTCAGCGTTAGGGTCTTGTGCCTGAAGCTGCTCAGTGAGGCGCTGTGCGTACTCAGAGGCCGCCGAGTCGAACTCGTTGGCCGTCATGCCGTACGCCTTGCCCGCACCATAGAGCTGCGCTGAGTTGGCGGCGATGCCGTCAGCCTCACGCGATGCGTTGTACTGGTCGAACAGGGTCTTCTGTTGGGGTCTGGTCAGCAGGCGCGGCTCACCGTTGGGACCGTCCACGCCGCCCTCGAAGATGTCTTGGAGGACCGAACCGTCGCCTTCTTTGGCACGACGAGTCAGCTCCGAGTGAGCTGCTGCACGCTGCCCCTGAAACTGGGCGTTGTACGCTTCCTCGTAGGCTTCCTTGTCGGCGTCGATGAGTGCCTGTATGCGTGCGCGTGCCGGGTTGATGACCTGCTCCAGCATCTTCGGATCGGAGATGCCGGTGAGGTCGCCGTTGGGCAGGCGCTCTGGTACGTTGTCGAGAATCGACAGGTCGCGGAGCTGCTCTGCGGCGTCCGTGAGGGACTCCCAGTAGAACAGCTTCTTCTCCTCAGACGGCAGGTTGGCCGCGAGGTCTGCGAGCATGTCATAGTTGGGTGCGCCGTTGGTCTCCATGTCGTCGATGAAGGCACCATACGAGGCGCTGCGGTACTCCTCCAGCTCACGCGCAGCGAAGGCGTTTGCGTGGGTTTCGAGGAGCGTAGCGTTCTGCGCGAGGATCGCCGGGGCTATGGTCTGTCCGTACACGGACTCCATGTTGATGCCCGCGAGCTGGTTCTCGAAGTAACCGTCGATCCGCTTCTGCACTTCCTCGTGCGGTAGCTGATCCCAGTCTTCCTCGACCATCATCTTCGACAGTTCCTTGCGGAACAGGGCGAGGTCCTGCGTGGCTTCGATCTTCTGCCACGTTTCCTCGTAGCCCTTGTTCTTGTCGAGCGGGTCGCGCTTGTTGCCGGAGGCTGCGTCGCCCATAGCACGGGCTGTGCCTTCAGCGTTGCGCTCCTCCAGCACATCCTTATAGGTGTCGATGCCGAACCCGAGAGCCTCCTGAAGGGCGCGAGCCTTGTCCACCGGACCACGGTTACCCTGCGCTGTGAAGAAGCGACGGTTCTGGTCGATGCGCACAGGACTCTGGTTATCCACCAGTGACGGGTCGCGCCTTACGCTGCGCTCTGTAGTGTCACGCGCCATGATAGCTCCTTATGCGAGTCCAGCCGTGCTGGTACCCATGTTGATTGAGTCGGCTATTGCCGTTCCTTCGCTTACCGAGTCGGCCACTACGCGGCCACTGTCGGCTGCGCTCTGAAGTCCCTCGATGCCGAGACCCGTGCGGTACCCATTGATACCTGCGGTCGCGATCTGAAGGCCAGCTTCGAGAGCCGACGGGTCGCGTATCTGCGACAGGGCAACAGCGGCGCGATCATTCACGCCACGCTGCGCGAACGCTGCGTTCTTCGAGATGAGCGCTGCGTCCATGTTGGTGTCACTGAGGGACTGGTTGAGCATAGCCGCGAAGCTCGCTCCGAGTGCGCCGGACTCACCGGCTGCCACGCGGGACCGGGCACGCCGCTCACGCTGCGCACGTATGCGCTGTCCGAGTTCTTCCTCCGACTTCTCGTACGCTTCCTCACGCTCGTTCGCAGCCTGTGATTCGATCTGCTTGCGTTGAGCTTTAGCGGACTGCTGCTGTGCATACACGCTGACAGCAGCCGACGCAATGGAGATGTATGCCATTGTCGTTGCGGAGATAGGCTCGCACATTGTTAGCTCCTTTTGGATACCATTTGGATGAACGGGGTTCGTGCATACCCGTACTCAGCCACGTGCGCGGCAGCCCTGAAGTCAAGGCGGCGCAGCCATGCGAGTGTCGGGATGTTGTCCGCATCCACAAAATTAGTGAGGTACTCGTACCGTTCGTGCATGACTGCGAGATACTTGACGCAGTTGCGCATGAAGTCGAGCTTGTTGCGGTAGATGCCCGGCGTAGCCAGCAGCCAGATACCACCAATCGTTACGTCCTCCCACTCTGGGAGTCCGGGGTTGATGTCGTTCACCCCGAACATCGCCACAGGCAGCTTGTTGTAGAGCGCTGCCCAACACATGTCCTCGTCTGACACGTCAACGGAGTCCAACAGGGCGTCGCGGATGTTCTGCCCGGACGCCCTGTAGACTTCTAACTTGTCAGTATCTCGAACGTGATTCGCCATTTGATTCGCGTACACGCGACCAGCAGGCACAATCTCGAACCTCTCCATTAGATACTCCTTGTGCGTTTCGTGAACTTGCCCTCCCACTCAGCCGATGTGAACTTGCTTTGTAGGTGGGAAGCGTTGCGTAGTGTGACCACGCAGTCTTGCGAATTAGCGTCGATGTAGACCGTGTACCGGCCAGTATCGAACGCCGCTTCACCCGTGATGAGGGATGCCTCTCCGAGCGTGCGCCCGGTGAAAGCGTCCAGCGAGGCAGGTACGACTTCCTCCACGTTGGACGTGAAGTCGGTGCCGTAGGGCCAAACCTCTACCTCGAAGAACCCTGCGTCCTTGTAGTTCACGGTGAGGGTGCGGAGGTTGAGTCGCCCGGTGGTGTCTGCCTGCTGGTTCCCGTCGTAGACGAACTGCTCACTCAGGGTGTACTCTGCGGTGTACGCGAGGCCAGCTACGGGAGCTTTGGCCGTCACGTCACCGGGCACACTGATCTGATTGTAGCCCGCGACCACCTCGAAGGTGTACTGAGCGGGATCGAGCAGCCTGCCCACGTCGCCTGACCCGGAGGTCAGCACGACACGGAACGGTGTGGTGCACTGTTGGGTGTTGTAAGGTACGGTGATCGTGGTCTCGTCGAGGCCCGCCGAGTACACCATGTCACCCGGCTGAACCTCATACCGGCGATCCAGCATGATGTCGTAGCCGAGCGAGAGTGTCGTCGAGTTTACGTCGAGGTCGATCTTCTCAAGGTACGTGGCGTCCGTCCGCTTGATAAGCAGGAACACCTCATCCTCGATCACGTCAACCGACAGGATGATGTCGTCGGCGTTGAACTCCCAGTACGACCATGCGCTCTGAACCTTCTCGTCGCCTGACCAGAAGACCTTGTAGGTGTACACACGGTTCTTCTCGCCGGTCTTCGACGAGCAGATGAACAGGCAGTCCTCAACATCCGAAGCGGACATCGAGCGTACCTGCGAGGGTACATACCGGGGAACGTGGGCCGTTACGTCAGCCGCGTCGAGCGCGAGTGACTGGTCGTTGACGAAGTACTCACGGATTCGCGAGTATGCTCCGGCCTTTGAGACGAAGTAGACTTCCGAGCCAACACGTACTGGCGCGACGGTGTCATCCATCTCGAAGCCAGTAGCCTCGTCAATGGACACTGAGGTTGGTGTGAGGACATCTCGTACACTCAAGCTGAACTGCGTCTGATCGCTGAACAGCATCATGGTCTTGTTGAAGGGAACGGCGAACTTGAGGATGCTCACCTTGTTGGTGGTAAGCGCCACGTCCACGAGGTCGCTGTCGAGCAACGTCGTCATCGTGTTACGCCAGAAGTTACCGTAGTCGCCCGCTGTGCTGAGCACGACGTTCTCGTCCGTGATGAACCCGAGTCGGTTCTTCCAGTAGAAGACGCCGTTCAGGGTACGACCAATGAAGGTGGGAGGTGGGTTCGACTTGGCATCACCGAACTGGCGCGCCGTCCACGCGAACTGCGTGAAGGTGAACGTGCCGTCGGTCTCGCGTACCAGCGCGTGAGGCAGGGTAGCCTCGTCCATCGCGGTGTTCGCGCCGACGCCGTAGGTCTCCACCCATACGCCACCCGAGTAGCGCACGTAGTAGCCGCCGAAGTTGTTCTCGTCGTAGCCCACGACCTTGTACAGGTCACCGGGCGAAGGCGGCGAGGCGTCTTCGGGATGCGGCAGGTCACTGAAAGTGTTGACCGTGCCGGTGAGCGTGCCTGCCCCGGTGGGGTTGTAGTAACGCACGGGGTCCTGATAGCCCCACTGATCGGGGTAGTACCAGTTGGCGTAGCCGGTCGGCGTTGTGGTCGGTGCTGTCTTCGTGGCAGCGACAACCGTGTTGTTCACGACGAACGAGTAGTCCGCAATCGAGTCGATGCGGAAGGTCTGCTCTGCCGTCTGCGAGCCGACGACCGTGAGGTACGTCTTGCCGTTGGGGAAGTTGACCGTCTTCTCTGCACCAGTGTTCGCGTCGAACACCTTCAGGTCACCATCAGTGACCACGACGATGTAACGCTCGCTGGTGTCGCGGTTGATCGTGTGCACGTGTGCATCTGACCAGTCCGCAGTAGTGACCTGTGCGAGGTGCTGCGCGGGTGGGCGCTTGCGTAGCCCATCCTGCACAGCTCCGTACATGTTGACCTGAGCCTCAGCCTGCGACGGTGCACGGAGCGTGGGGTTCTGTTGGGATACCCCGTTGTAGAGCGCCGGGATATGCCGCGAGACGAGTGCGTCAGCCATGATTAAATCCTCGTCGGGTTACGATGACGGTGGAGTGCCACCGAGTACTTGTTGATGTTGTAGTTCTTCTGCCGCTTCTCTACCCGACGGAACGTGGCGTATGCCTCGGCCTCGTCGTCGCGAGTAAACTGGTGGAGAACTGCGCTCGCCATGATGCCCGACTGGAACTTGCGGGCTGCCTTCATAGCGACGTATTGCCGCGCGTGCTGCGGAATCTGCTCGAACTCATACGACCAGACGATGTTCACCTCGATGTTACGGTTGAAGGTGAACGACTGCTCGTCGCGGTTGTAGAGGAACATGCCAGCAGGTGCGGTCGCGTCGTAACGCGGAGTGTAGTCTTCGCCATGCGAGGGGTCTACCTGCATCGCGGCGGCTGGTATGGCGATCCGATTGGTACCGTCGGGTACCAGCTCGTAATCGTAGTCGGTGTTGAAGCTCCAGCCTTGAGTCAGTACCTCCCGCAGCGCCGAGTCCAGCGCACGGACAGCCTTGTTCACGTCCACTGGCAGCGTGCCGGTCAGGGTATTGACAGGAGACTGACCGATGCTGGCAAGCATCAGGTTGACGGCATCGAGCTTGAGCTGTGCCTGTGTTGGTGTAGTCATCGTCAGTCCTTAATGAAAAAATGGAGCAGGATTTCGCCTGCTCCGGGGATAGTTTTAGTGGTGCGAGTGGGTTACTCAGCGCCGCCGAGCTTGTCAAGTGACCAGTCCCGCTTCAGACCCAGAGGGATCGTGTAGCCGGTGTTGGGCAGAGCCTCGATAAAGGCAATGACGTTGCGCAGGTCGCGAACAGCCTCACGAGCACCCGGGACCGTCAGGTCTTCAGCCAGCGTGTTTTCAAGGTCTTGAATCGCCGCTTCGACTGTAGCTTCCAGTTCATAAGCCATGATAATAGCTCCATGTAGGGTGAATGAGGACCCCCGAAGGGGTCACTCAGGAGGGGTTATATCAAAATCCTTACGGAATCTTGATTTCGTACGCGCACTTGTTGATGAGCGGGCCGTGACCTACGGCGATCTTGCCGAGCATCAGGGTGCCCTGACGACGACCGTCGTAGATTTCTTCGGTAGCAAGACCGATGAGCTGAACCGTAGCGGCAGCGCGGCTCGTGAATACGAGTGCCTGCGTCTTGCTCAGGTCCAGACGGTACTCAGCCGGGATCGTGGTCGTGCCCGAGTCATTGATGAACGGCATGTTGTTGGAACGCGATACGTTCACACCGCCGATCATCGAGAACGAACCCTTCGAGTAGGAACCGTCACCGTCAACGTCGCGGTTCATAACCAGCGTCGCGTCTTGTGCCAGCAGGTACCACTGAGCGGGCTTCATTACAGCCTGAACAGGAACCTGATCTACAGGTACGTCCTTTTCTTCCATAGCCTGCTTAGCGTCCCAGATAGCACCGGCCAGAACGGTCGCGGAGCTGTCAGCAGACGCAGTAGCTACGGAGCTACCGCCAGAATCAGCGGAGAACAGGGCCGAGCCACGTGCGGCGCGGGCGATATTACGAGCGACGTTCTTGTCGTAGACGTAAGCGAGGGCGAGGCCAAGCTCAGTCGAGTACGGCGAACGTACGTCGTAGTGGTTCATTGCCTCGTCGATGTTCGCGATGAACACGTCAGAGATGAGCTGGTCGTCAACCGAGACAACAACTTCGTTGTGCTCGATGGTGCCGCCAGTGAGTTCCGAACCCGGAACGTGGTAGCCTGCACTTGCGCGGTAAATCGCAGGGAACGAAGCGGAACGACCAGAACTGATCGTCTTGTGCTCCGTGAGTGGCTTGAGGATCGTGCTCGTCTCGAAGGTCGTCAGGACTTCGCCTGCGAATACCTTCTCGAACAGGGCACGCGGATCGCCACTCGCATTGACTTGACCAACGCGGTTAGGCGTAGCGGGAGATGCCATTGGTTAAATCCTTTGGAGTAAAGGTTAAGGGGAGGGTTGAGGTCGCCTTGCTTGCTACTCTGATCGGATTGTCCAGCAGTACCGGAGTCGTCACTTTCGCTTGTAGGGCGGGAGGGGTATACCGCAAGTGTCCATACCTGCGGTATAAGAAATTAGTGCCTACCCCCACGTTGCGCAGGGGTAGGGCTTTATGTCTGTGGAGGAGAGGACACAGACGGGAGGGACTGGTTACAGGTTAGAGCGCGACAGCTTCTCCATGACTTCCCTGCGGAAGGCAGCGTCGGTGCGGTAACGCGGACTATTCATGTCCTTCATCATTTCTGCTGAGGACTTGTAAGCTCCACCTGTGACAACATTGTTGTTGCCTCGTATTGCTTTTGGTTCGACATCGGCGTTCGCCTCATACGTGGCGAGTAGGGACTTTGCGCCCTCTGCTACGATGTCGGGGTTCGTGCTGGTAAGTTGTACGTCGAGCGCCCTGATCTCTGCTTCAGAGAGATTCTCAGCAGCCCAGTTCGCGGCGGCTTCGTAGCCTTCATTACCACCGAACGGACCATACGCGGCACCTTGCAGGTTCGAGATGATTGCCTGCTGGCCTGCGATGTACGTCTCTACCATGTCACGCGACAGCCCCACCTTTTCGAGAGACGCGAACGTGTCGTCAGACAGCTCGCCCTTCTCGGCCCACTCAGCGGACGCTGCGTTCACGACGTTGGCCTGCTCTGGAGTCTCGGCCTCAGCCGGGGTCTCCTCAGACTCGTCGTTGTCCTTCTGTTGCGCCTGACGCAACGCGGCTTCAGCGTCTTGCTGTGCCTTCAGGAGTGCCTCCGTGTTCACGGCACCCTTCTCGGCATCCCAGAATTTCTCGGGGATGTTCTCAGGGCGCTCCGCTACTTGCGGTGCATCTGCTGGTGATTCGGGGGTGTCGCCCGTCGGTGCGTCTTTGATGCCGAGCATCTTCTCAACGTGACCTTCAGGTGACCCGTCGTCAGGAACACCACCACCATTCGGAATGACTTCACTCATTGGTTAGTCCTCCTTCTTGGCGGTCTTCTTCAGCTTGGCAAGCGCCGCCTTGACAGCGGGGCTGTGCTCACGATCCGTCTGGTTCTTTGCGGTAGACTTCTCGGGCACGGCAACGCCTGTGCGCTTGTACTCAAGGTACGCCGGGTGTTTGGCACCGATGCCACACACGTCGGTATCACCGTTGGTGTAGATGATCGTGCGAATGACAACCTGCACCTGATCGCCAGTGCGTGTGTTGATAACTTCATCGGTCTCATCATAGACGATGTCCGCTATCTGTCGGCGCGCTGGTTCCGGCATGTTGGTGAGTACATAGTGCGGCTGGCTATCCAGCGTAGCTGCGGGCCGCGCCGAATCACTTGAGTCGATTCGGTATTCCTTCTTGACTGACATGGTTTCTCCTCATGTTACTGCTGTTGATTCACAGATTCGGCTACGCCTCCGGCGACGGCACCAGCGACGGGTCCTGCGACCTTGTCCATCATGTTCGCTTGTGCCTGCGCTTCAGCTTCAGCCTGCTTCTGCTCAGGGGTCTTGCGCATACCCTCAACATTGACGTTGTGGTGCATGGCAAGGGTCGATGCGACTGCGCCAGCGTCGAACTCACCCATGAACTCAGGTCCATACAGGGCGACTCCATCACTGAAGTAGGCGCGAAGTTTGTTCAGCTCGTGTCCACGACCGAGAGCCTCGAAGCCCGTCACGATGACAGGCTGGAGCGTGCCGGAAGGCAGGGTCGGGAACCGTCCCTTTGACTTCAGGCGCTCTATTAGACGGCGCACTACCTTATGTTGTAGCTCAGCCGCGAGGACGGTGTAGACACCCCCAAGTACATCTTCGAGTTCCTGAGCCTGCATACGGATTTCTTCTGCCGTCACGCGCTCAGCGTTTCGGACAGTACCAGTTGTCAGCAGAAATGCGTGCGACAACCGCAGACTCAGATCGTCGATCTGTGATTTGGTTACTTGGAAGTCGTGGTACTTGTTGAGCTGGAGCACACCGATGTCTTCGATGTTGCCCTCGACGAACTCTCCGCTCTGTGCCTCCTGTAGAGCCTCAAGGTCCGTCGTGCTGTTGGGTCGGTCAAGGAAGATGACCTTAGCTGCTGCCGCCGAGAACGCAACCACGTCCTTCGAGAGGTCTTCGAGCGACCGAAGGTCACCCAGATATTCCTCGCAATGGCCGCGACCGTAGTTCTCATTCTCCAGCGCGCTCCAGCGCAGCGGGATGTACGGGCAGTTGTCGTAGTCAGACCGTCCGTCGGTGCCGGGGATCGTCTTGTCGTCGATCTCCTGATACCAGACGGCCTTGTCGTCCTCCTTGCGGACGTGTGTGTAGATGGTGATGTCCTCGTCGCCCGCCTTCTTGGGGTCTACGAGTCCACGTGCAGCTTCGGGTAGCGTCTGGGCAGACACCACCTCCTGAGCCACGATCTCGAACCAGTTACCACTGGCGTCGCGGACGACGACGTAGTTCTGGAGTCGGAAGATGCGGCTGTTGTCGTCCTTCGGCATGTGCAGTAGCACGTTACCGACGACGATGAGCTGCTTCAGCGCAGCGTGCAGGATAACTGCGTCGCTGGACTGTTCGAGTTCTTTGAGTGCCTCGTTCTCAAGCGTCTGCATCGACGCCTCGATAGCCTGCGCTACCCGTGCGTCCTGCTGCGCGATCTCATCCAGTGTGTCGGGGTCGATCTGGAAGCGGAAGAACGGCTGGCCCGGTGGGAACAGGCTGAGCCTCAGCTTGGAGGTCAGGTTGTTCACGCCACGTGAGCCGAGTGACTGGTACGGCGTCGAGAGGTTGGTGTTCTCGTCGCTGCCCTGCGGTGGCATCAGTGCCGGGATGGTAATGTCGGCGCAATCACGCCCCCGCTGGAGCACTTGCTCGCGCTTACCGTCGAGTGTCTCGAAGCGTTCCTTTGCGGTTGCCATGAGTGCTCCTTATCTGCGGTTACGACGGGCTTCGAGCGTGTTGCCCGGTACGCCCTGTCGGAATCCGGGGAGTGCCCCGTTAGATGGGCCACTACGTCCGGTCGTTGGTTGTCCTGTCGGGGTGCGAACGAGGCTGTCGCCTACGGCACGCCCGCCGACGGCGAGTGCGCTACCCATGTCGATCCTCAGCGAGGACCGGCCAGTGCGCAGGGAGTTGACTGCTTGTGCCTCACCGACGAACTCGTCGAGGTACCTGTTGCGGAGGAACATGGGTTTCTTGGGTTCCTTCTGCTTCGGTGGCTTCGGCGCTTTGCACATGGCCCGCTCCTATTTGTAGGTGGTGAGGGGCTTCCGCTCGAATCTGGCCCGAAGCTCCTCTATGAGGTCTACCTTGCCAGCGTAGCGCTCGTGATCCAGCTCCGACTCGTTGGGTTTACGGCAACGGGTGGGGTATTGGGCCTCAAGCTCAGTGAGCAGGGTATAAGTGTCTGTTGGTAATGAGCGCATGGTGTCTCTCCGTATAGGGTCGCGCTATCTTCTCTGCTGCAACACCCTATGTAAGTCATTGATAGTGAAAAAAAGGGCACCCGAAGGTGCCCTCAGAGATTACGCCAGAATGAGATTCTCTGGCGTCCACAGGATCGGTTGTTTGCGCTCGAAATCGTACGTCTCGAAGCGCAGGATGTGAGCGCATCTGGCCTGCACCAGTGCGTCCTCCTCAGTCAGGCCAGCTCGACAGTAGACCCAGACCACGTAGTCCCACAGGTCCTCGTAGTCACACTCGAACACCTCATGGGCGATGCCGAAGCTGCGTGCTCCCTCCTCGAAGCCAGTGGCGGTGTACTTGCCGCCCTCAGCCACACCCGGGCACCCCGGGTATCCGTCAACCCGATCACCCACGATGGTCTGCCACATGAGGAACCTGTTGGCGTCCTCCTCGTTGATGTCGAGGATGCCCCGGTCAGGGTGATCCGGGTTGTAGAACTTGCCCGGGATCGTCCGCATGTCCTTGTCGATGGACACCATGATAGCCTCGTCCACCTTGCCGAGCTGCTTGTGGAGCAACGAGGGTCGGGTAGCGAGGATGCCCATGATGTCGTCAGCCTCCAGCGTGGGCCGGATGAACGACTGGTACTCATGGGCGAGGTGCGCCTTGACAGCGCCGAGCAGCCGGGGCCGCTCCAAGTTCTTGCGGTTGGTCTTGTACGGTGGGTATACCAGATTCCTGAAATTAGAATCCGGGTCGGTCAGGCAGATCATCGCTTTGTCCGCATCGAGGTCGATCATGGTGTCGGTGATTAGCCGGTCGCACTCAGCGAGCGCCTTGTCCATGTCCTCATCATGCGTCTCGACGCCGCCCCAGTCGATGTCCGTTTGGGACACCGACGAGGCAACGTAAGCAATGATGTCTGCGTCAAGTAGCAGAACTCTCACTGTCGCATCTCCTTCACGAGGTCTATCCCCGTGTTCATATCACGCCTCCACATGCGGAGACCAAACGTGGCGAGGTAGATCGAGCCTACCGTCACCCTGTACCAGAGCGGCGTGCTCTCCAGAGCTACGAAGCCCTGCTGCACGATGCTCTGTGTCCACGGCAGGAACACACCGATCATCGGGATGGACAGGACGATGAGTACCCACTCATCCTTCCAGCCTGAGTTGCGGATCGACTCCAGCTCCCACTCGTGGTCGCGCCCTTCGCTCTCGCTGGCACGTTGGGACTTCGCCCGCTCGTACTCAGCCTTCCCTCGCAGCTTCTCAAGTTCGATCTCACCCTTGAGTCGCGCCTTCTCCTGCTTGTAGTTCAGCACGGCCTCGACCGTCTGACCTGTCAGTGTTGCAATGATCTTGGCCCACATCAGATGTAGCCTCCTATCTCATCAAGTACATGTTCTGCCACTGTCGGCAGCATCCTGAACCACTCACCTTCGGCCCTGTAGTCGGCCAGTGTGTCGTGGATCAGGCGCTCTGCCGTATGGCAGTCCTCGAAGTACACGGCATACTTCAGTTCATACGCCCGTCGTGGGCATCCCGTCTGGTACCCGGAGAGCCGTGACTCCGGGTCGAACGCACGTCCGATCTTCACATACTCAGGGAACGCCGGGTGCGCTATGACGTACACGAAGCCGCGCTTGTCGGTAGCTTCTCGCGCCTGTGCCGTCGCGAAGTCCTGCCCGTTGTCGTACATCTGGGCAGCGACCGAGCGCACCTTCATGCGCTCAGCCTTGTCCATCGAGAACAGGGCACGACTGCCGCCCACGATCTGAGCGGCGAGCCGAGTGATCCCGTTGGTGCGGTCGTTCGTCTGCTTGTGCAGTTCCCGGTCGCACGCTCGACAGCGATGGAAGTGACCGTCGTCCGACTGAGCGTAGCTCACGTACTCGTCGAGCGAGAGGTCACGCTTGCACCGTGAGCAAGCCTTAGTGCGTTTCGGCCCAGTTGACTCCAACGTCGTAGTCACCTGCGAGTGGGCAGCGCAGACTGTAGTACTCGCCTGCTCTGCAAATAGATTGTGCTGCAATCCGTCCAACATGTTCAGCCTCCTGTGGCTTAACTGATAACTGCACCTCGTCGTGCACGTTGAGCAAGGGCAGGACATCGAGTCCCTGCTTCTTGAACTCCTCGAACATGATGACGAGGGCCTTCTTCATTACGATAGCGCCTGCTCCCTGACACAGGAAGTTGAGCGCCGAGTGTAGCGCCCGGATAGGCACCTTGCGTCCGTCTAATCCCTTGATCCATCCTCGCTTCGCTGCCTTGCGGACAGCCGCGACCAGTTTACCGAACGCCGGGATGCTTGACTCCAGCCGATCACGCGACCGTTTTCCGAGTCGAGCAATAGCCGCCTTCCGTCTGCGTCCGGGTGGGAACTTGTCATAGAAGTTCGTGAGCTTCTCGACATCCCACTCTGAGATGACGATTGTCCCGAGCTTGAAGTCGCCCGCCCCGTAGATGAAGGCGTAGAACCACGTCTTCGCAGTCTCCCGTAGGTGCAGGCCAACAGCGTCGCGATTCCTTGAGTGCATGTCCGTGCCGTCAGCCTTGCTGCCATTGAGGACCGTGTCCACATAGGCACCGCCGTCGAATCTGGCAAGGAAGTGAGCGAGGATACGAAGTTCGAGAGCATCCGCGTCACAACCAACAAGACTACGGTCGGTATCAGCAAGGAACAGAGCGCGACACTCAGCACCATAAGGCTTGCCACACTTAGGAACTTGAGCAAGATTCGGGCCGAAGTGCGACATGCGCCCGGTCCCTGTACCCAGTTGGTCAACCCTTCCATATATCCTCCCGTCTTCCTTGACCGCCTTGATCCACGCCTGCTTGCCCTCAGCGAGCTGCGACAGGCGCTTCTGCACGGTCATGTATTCCGCGAACACCTTCGCTTCAGGGAACGGCAGAGACCCGAGCACGTCCTCGTCAATCTTGGCGAGGCCACTGTCGGTGAACTCCGTGGGTTCCCAGTTGTACTTCCACCGCAGCCTGTTCTCGATGTGTCTGCGAGAGCCGGGGTTGAAGTCTTCCAGCTTGACGGGCTGATGTGCACCGCCAGCGCTGAGCCATTCCTTGTACTGCTGACCAGCTACCTTGCGCACCTGATCCCGCTTGTACGTCTTGATCGTGCCCTTCGGCAGGTAGAACGCAGCGAACTGTACGCGCGCCTCGTTCTCCAGCTCGTGCAGCCTACCGTACAGCTCAGCGGCCAGCCTGTCGCTCGCCTCCTCGTCGTACCGTATGCCCACTCGTTCCTGTAGCTTGATGATCTTGGCGACGGCGTGCTCCAGCTCGACAGCTTCGGGCTGATCGGCCAGCCGTTGCTCCTGCCAGTAGATCACGTCCACGTTGGCGAGCACGTCATCCATGCAGTAGTCGTCGAACGCCTGCGTGAACGGCATGGTCTTCCACGTGTGCCCGAAATCCTCCGGGTTGAACTCCGTCTTCAGATGCTTGCCCACGCGCAGCGCCCAATGCTTGAGCTTCTGCGAGCCAGCCTTGAAGTCATCGACTTCTTGGAACTTGCCCTTGCGTAGGGCGGCATGATCCTGTCCCTTCAGGTCAGGCACCGCCAGCTTGCCCATGATCTGCGAGTCGAACACCTTCTTCGGCAGTCGCAGGCCGGGGAACAAGAACTCAAGCGCCGGGTTGTCGTACCCGATGATGTTGTGACCGCCGATGCAGTCCGCTTCTTCGAGCCAGTACAGCCCGTCCCTTATGCTGCCGTCTCGTGGGCAGCGCACGTCCGTCACATTCCCGTCGAGGTCTTGGTAGAACTCGTGGTCGGTGAACCTGTACGCACGACCTTCGCGGCGGTCGTAGCCGTTTATGCAATGCACCTTACTGATGACCGAGTCAGCATCCGCTTGTCCCGGCAGTAGTCCATCTGATTCGATGTCATACACTCTCATCTGCAATCCTCCTCAAGTCAGCGAGCACAAGCTCAAGCTCCCTCACGGTAGCGTTGCTCTTGAGCAGGTTGGCACGAGCAGATATGATCCGCACGTTGCCCTTCATGTACCCACCGTCGGGATCAATCCGATCACAGGATGGTGAGTTGTTATGGAACCCCTTGCCCTTCCCGGTCTGCGGCTCGATCTTAATTCCGAGCACAGGACACACGTCAGGGATGACGTAGTCCGACGGGTCGAGGTTATACGGGATGCCTTGACGCTTGGCCCTGCTCTTGATGCGGTAGTGCATCCGCTTGGGCACGTCCTCGTTGTACTGCTGTTGCTTCCCGCGAAGCATGGCTCGATTCTTTCGCCTGTATCGAGCAGCAGGTGTGTCATTATCCATACGATACGACTCCTTTATTTCCTTCGGTGTAGCCAGTTGAAGAACCGACGGAACACGTAGCTGCGTGCCAGTGACACGGCCACGAAGATTGCCGTCAGTCCGATGTTGTGCCTGATGGTCACGTCATACCCGAACAGGGGGTAGACCAGTTGGCCCACCCCCACGGATATAGCGAAGCCGATCAGGGTATTACTCGAAGCCTCCATGAGACTCTGCAAGCGCGTTTGCATCCTCGATCTCCTTCTGCAAGTTCGCAAGTGCACGCCACGCTACCTTCGTAGAGTGACGCATACCGTCAGTGTCGAAGGTGCCCGCCTCCATGAGGTGTCTCGTGAGTGCGTCCAGCTCGTCACCACTCTTGGAGCGATCCCAGTGCAGCGGCTTGCCGGGGTTATGCTGGTCGTTGCCTATCCGTGACAGGATGGCAACCTCAGCGATTGCATCGGGGAAGTACCGGAGTACCCCCGAAAATATGGGCACGCCTTTGCGCACCGTTGCTTCAGTCGGTAGACTCATCAGTACTCTCCAATATCAGCTTCCGAAACACGGAAGGGATTCCCACCATCTCCGTCCGCAGGTAGCGGACATTCCTCAAGCAGCCCAGTGTCGGTGCTGTAGCTGAGGCCAAACCGCAACCCCGCTGCGTCACCTGTGTAACGGTCCTTGAGCACACGGAACACTGTAACTCCTCCAGTGTCCTGCTTGTCGCGCTCGATGCCGAACAGGAAGTGCGACCAGTACGCGATGCTGCGAGAACCTCGGAACTGCTTTTCGAGGACTCGTCCTCCTTCTTCATGCGCCTTGCCCTCCGGTGTCGTTAGGTGCGACACGTAGTAGATGGTGCAGTCAAGCTCCTGCGTCAGCGAGCTAAGCTCAGCCATGATCTTGTCGATAGCCTTGCGCTCGTCGTCGTCGATGCTCGCCGCCAGTGCGGTGAGGTGGTCGAGGAAGATGTCACGGATGCCAAGTGCGCGCACCATGTAGCGTATCTTCTCGCGGATGACCTCGAAAGACATGCTTCCGAAGTGATCGTACAGGTACACTCTGCCCCCGAGCGAGGACAGCACCTCTCGTAGTTCCTCCCGGTCATACTCCACCTCCGGCACGTGGACACGCTTGCCCATCTTCATGCCTGCGATTGTCTTCGCCGTCATGCTTGGCGGTTCCTCCAGCATGAGCAGCCCCACGGGTACGTCCTCGGTGTTGATGATGTGCAGAGCGATCTGCTTGAACACCGTTGACTTGCCGCACCCGGTACCACCACCGAACCCGTACAGCTCACCATACCGGCGACCGTACGTGCGATCCGTGAGTGACTGCCACGGCCATGCGCGTCCGACTTCGATGTCCTCGGCTGCCTTGTCCGCTACCTCCGTGATGTCCACGATCCCATCCGGTCGGTATGGCTTCGCGTTCCACATGGCGTCGATGACCTGCTTGCCCTTGCCTTCGAGCAGACACTCGTTGGCGTCCTTCAGGGGCAGGCTGGCGATGAACGCCTTGCCCGGAGACACGATGCCAGCGCACGCCTTCGCCGCCTCACGACCCGGCTCATCCATGTCGTACATGAAGATGACCTTGTCGAACGAGTTGACGAACTCGATGCTGTTAGCCACAGCTTTCGCCGCTGACTGCGCACCGTTGGGCACGGACACGACCGGCCATTTGTTCTGCTGGAGCTGGCTCACCGTGAGTGCGTCGATCTCACCCTCAGTGATGACGAGCATCTTGCCACCCGGCTTCCAGAGCTGCTCCCCGAACAGGCCCATCTTCTTCGCGTCGCCTGTGATGACGAAGCGCTTGTCCTTGTCCCGTAGCTTCTGGGCTACAGGTCTCCCGTCCTGATAGTACGTGGCTACCTGCACCTTGCTGCCGTTGTACGTGCCGTAGCCGTACCCGAACTTCTTGCAGGTCGCCTCGTCGATGCCACGTGCGGGGAGGCGAGCAGGCTCGAAGTCGATCAGACCAGACGACGCCTTGTGTTGCTTCCGTACTGGTCTGTCCGACTCGTCACCAAACTCGTGGTACCCGCAGGCATGACAGTGTGCTCCTCCGTCTGCGTAGCGTGCGAGGTTGTCCTCGCTGGAGTCACCTCCCGCCTGTGCGCAGTCGGGGCATTGCTCACGATCTACTACGTCGCCCACGTTTCTTTCCTCCCGTCTGTTTACGATCCACTGACCAACCCCCAGAGGCAGGGCGCTTGATGCGCTTGTCTGCCTTGAGGATCAGGTCGCCCACTACTCCCGGGTAGGCTCTCGCCGCCGAGACCAGTGCGTCTCTCACTTGCGGCTCAGTGCGTAGTCGCTGAGTGCAGCGGCACGCGAGAGCAGCTTGTTGCTGCGTGACAGCAGGTGGTGTACGGATTCCTGAAGGTCACCCTTCGAGGCGTACGCCGCCAGCTTGTACCCGCGCTGACCCGTAACGAGCAGGGTCGGGTAGTCCTGAGCGACCTGCCGGATCGCACGAGTGCTGATGCCAGTCCAGTTGCTCAGCTCACGGGCGGTAGTCCATTCGGCTACCGGCTGCGTCATCAGGAACGAGCGGATGATCGCCCGGTCGCTGTAGTTTGTTGCGTTTGTGTTTGCGAATCCCATGTTAGTTCTCCTCTATCTTCGCATACCATTCGCGCACGTCGAATGACGGGCACGCCTTGTTGACGTTGGGCAGGTCACGGTGTCCGAGTACCTCGGCATCCGGGTTGCCCACCTTCAGTCCCTTCACGAGGCCCGCGAGTGCATCCCACTGGTCGTCAGTGAAGTTGTTCTCGGGTTCCCCATTCTCTGCTACACCACCCACCAAACAAATGCCCAGTGATATGTGGTTCACGCCACGTGCATGTGCACCCGGCCTGTCGTGCGGTCGTCCGTCCTCGATGGTGCCGTCACGCCTGATGATCCAGTGGTAGCCCACGTCGAACCATCCCCGGCGCAGATGCCACAGGCGTATCTCCTCAACGCCCACGTCCTGCGACGGTTTCGTAGCGGCACAATGGATGACGATGTACCTTACCTCCTCGATTGTTTTCCAGCTCATGCCTGTTCGATCCGCACGGTGAAGTGCGGAACCTCCGTTGGGTTGGGCCAGCGCTTGTGCGCATACAGATGCACGATCTGGTCGTCGTCATTCCAGTATCGCTTCTTCGTCAGCGCATCGAGCACGGCCTTGATGTAGTTGTCAATGTCACCTCTCGGGTTGTCACGTTTGGTGGTCTTGGGTTTGTCGGCAACGAGGTCGAGAGTCACGGACAGGTTGCCCTGCCACGTGACCTCTGCCTCTGGTATCGCTGCATCCGCGTCTTTGAGCCAGCGCTTGTAGGTACCCGTGTAGTAGGTACCCCATTTGCTGACCCTCGGACGTGCTGCCGGGACGGGAGCAAGCTCAACCCGTAGCTTAGAACTCCGGGTCGTCGCCACCGTCGCTGCCGCCGAACGATTCCTCGCCCGACTCATCTCCGAACGGGTTGCTGTCACCCGAGCTGAACTCCACGAGTTCGAGAATCTGCACGTTGTTGCAGCGCAGGCTCACGCCTACTTCCTTGCTCGACTCCATGTAGTACGGGAACATCTCGCCGTGAATCTTGGCGACGCTGTCGTTGCCCACGTTGGGCAGCGGGTCAGTGTAGCGCCCGCCCTTGCTGTCGAACAGCTTGGGTGACTGCGAGTACTGGTTGTCCCGTCCGAAGAACGGCTTCAGCTTGTACTTGAAGATGACCCGGCCTGTCTCGTTGCCCTCGTCATCGTACTCGACATCGTAGAAGTCCGCGACCTTCTTGCCGAACGCCGGGTTCTTGATCTCCTTCGGGTTGGTGTTCACGAACCGATCAAGTTCATCGGCCAGCGTGTTCACGTAGGCATCCAGCTCCGGGCCACGTTCGACCGCGAGCTTCGCATGGTACACACCGTCGGGCTTGACGAACTTGTCGTCAGGCGTATTCAGGTGCGGCCATACGAGCGTGCCTTCAGGCGACATTGCCTTCTTGTACTGGTACTTACTTGCCATTGGTGCTCTCCTCTACCTTGCGGTAATGCTTGTTGATTCGTTGGTGTGCCGCACGCTCAGGCGCGCTCATCGGCACGAGTGGTCGGTCGTGTTGGTCGTTCTCGACGTGAGCGTGCACGACCGTCGCGCCGCCCCAGTCCCTCATCCAGTCCTTCATCTCATCTGCTCCCTCGCGTACGCTTCGAGTGCCCGGTAGTGCGAGGTGAACGGCGACTCGATGTCCCGAGTCATGTTCTCCGTACTCACGAGCAGCCGACGTACGTCCACGTTGAGCGCGTTGCACATCGCAAGCAGGCACATCGCCGTCGCTTGCAGTTGAACTTGCGGCTGATCCTGTAGCTTGACCACCACCTCATACATCGCGCGTCGCAGCATCTCCGGGTCTGCTGCGGGTAACCCGTACAACTTGTCGGTGTTCATCCTGTCTCCTCGGAAAAGGTGGGGGCGACCGAAGCCGCCCCCGAATAGGTTACTGGATTCCCAAGTACGCCTTGAGCGCAGCCTCGGCAGCATCGAAGGTCTGGAAGCCAGCCTCGATGATGACCCAGTCTGCATCCGGCGCGTTCAGCTCGAACGCAAAGCAGAAGCGATACTCAGACGGGGAGGTGTTATACCTGTACCACGGCTGAGCGCATCCACCATTGCTGGTTGACTGCACGCCACCAACCCAGAAGTACTGACCAGAGTTCAGGTCGATGTATTCCTCACGGTCGATGTTGGGATCACGGATGTACTCGATGATGTCACGAGCAGGCGTGCTGTTAGCAGCCTCCAGTGCATCGAGTCGTGCGAGTATGTCGGTCAGATCGACCGGCTGAATCGCCGCAACGTCAGCCTGAAGCTGAGCAACGTCAGCCTCCAGCGTCGTGATGCGGGTGGTGTTACCCACACGTCCGTTCGTGTTAGCGTTGACCTGCTCAGTCAGCTCAGCGTATGCGTTCACGCTGAACAGGCACGCCAGTACGAGTACCAGTTTCTTCATTTACTTCTCCTCTCACTGTGACAAGGGGTGATTCCCTCATCTCTGCTGCAACACCCTGTTCATCCATACAGTAGTCGAACTCAGCATGGGGGTGCCACGTACCATTCTGCATCCGGGCGCAACAGGCGTTATACACCTGCAACCATGTCATGCTGCCTCTGCGCATATCAGGAACAGGCCCGCCATTGCGAGGCAGCCGACTGCGACTGCGCCCGCCATGTCCACGCCCGTCACTCCCCACAGTACAGTCCAGCCTGCGCTCGACGCAGTCCAGACGTACGCTCCGCTCACGAATATCCGCTTCATGCGAGTCGTGCCCCCCTGAAGAAGTAGCGACCGTCCTCGGTCTTCTGAATGTCAACGGCAACCTGCCGCTCCTGCTTCTCGACGACGTGGTCGCCGCTCTCGTTGACTACCTTGCGGCCCACGGTGTAGGTCGCCTCGATGTTGTGGCTCTCGGTCTTCGTGCTCATGGTTCTCTCCTCAGATTCATGTGACCGCAAAGGTGCGGCGGTTTGTAGCAGTCGGGGCACACAGGGTACCCCGGCCACGTGTCGTGCGCACGTTTCATGCGCTGGTTGTGTTCCTCAATGAGCTGGTGCTCAATGCGGTACGTCTTGGGCAACGGCCTGCGCTTAGGCGAAGAAGAAGTCGGCATCACGCACCTCCTCGATGTTGTACTCGCCAGCTTCAGGCGGCTGGTCGATGTCCGGCCATGCCTTACCCGGCAGGCGCAGCAGGCTCTCACGGTAGAACTCCACGAGTACCTCCTGCGAGTACAGGTTGATGAACTCATCACGCAGGGCGTAGTGCAGCTCATCCACGTCGCACGCATGGACACCGAACGAGTCATGGATGACAGCGAACGAGGTTGTCACCCCGGCGTCAGCCATGCGGTTCACCGTCATCATCAGGTGCGTCGCATCGAGCGAGTGCACGTAGTTGGGTGCGACTGCGCTTGACTGCTTCGCCCCGTCGATCTTGTCGCCCTCGAACGTGAGCGTCAGGAACATGGGCTGCCCCTGAAACAAGACCTTGATGCGCTTGCCCTTCGACTTCAGGTACGGTTGCAGTACCCGGAACCCGAGCGGCGTAGTCCAGCCCGTCGGGATGTCCTGCTTGCTGACATGCTTGGACACATGCTTCAGCCAGTCCATCGCTTCGGCTGCCCGGTCTACCACCGAGCGGATGCTTGCTTCAACGATGGGTGCGAGGAACGCAGCCGCCTCCCAGTCAGGCGTACCCGGAAGGTAGTCTCCTTCCTGCCGCTTCCTGATCTCGTCGAGTATCTGCTGCCTGATCCCGGCGCTCGTCACCGAGTAGGCGAACGTCATGCACGGGCGCTTAACGATCTTGCGATCCACCTTGCCCTGCCACACCTTAGCCAGCGGCTCAGCGCTCGCCTTCAGCGCATCGTTCACCACGTACAGTACCTCGGTGTAGATGTCGTTGGGCAGCGGAGTGTTGGTCAGGTTCACCGCCTCCGCTCCACGTTGGTCACGCAGCATGGCGCTGAAGTGCTGGATGCCCGAGCACGACCCGTCCATTGCGATAGGCAGGTGCGACACGTGAGCTGCGCCCTCCATCTTGAACCCGGCGTACTCGAAGCAGGCTGCGAGTGCACCCCACGGCTCGTCGGCCTCAGTCCAGAAGCGCTGCCCGTCGAGCGGAGACAGGGCGCTGTCGAGGATGCGATCCTCGTGCTCCATCACCCACTCGACACGCTGGTCGAAGGACACCTTGTCGAACCCGAACAGGTTGGCGAGCTGCACGCACAGCCAGAACCCACCGTTCTCTCCGAGTGCCTTACCGTTGGCGAACTCAAGCAGGGCCTTCGATGTGTCGTCCGACTGAGGCGACAGCTCCGCACTCATCGGGTACACCCGGCCCCTGAAGTCCAGCGAGTGAGGGAACCAGATGCGTTCCTCATCGCGCACTTCCTGTGCCAGTGCGAGCTTCGTCGCAAGCGCCACCCGTTTGCTTCGGTTGGCTGCGTTGTACCCGTGCACCGCACGTGCCTCGTTCTTCCACCGACGCAGCGCATCCTTCTGTGCCTCGTCGTAGTCCTCGTACGCCACGGTGCCACGCTCAGGGATACCGAGCGGGACGGGCGGGAGCGGCAGGTCGTCAGCCTCCGGCAGCACACCCATGTCCATGTCCGAGCGCCATGCCTCAAGCATGACATCGAGCACGCCCTTGTTGATGCGCCACTCCGTAGATTGGATGCTGTTCACCGCATCGTACACCTGCGTCATGTCCGTGGAGAACAGCTCATCGAGCAGCCCCTCGGTCACCTTGCGGAACCCCGCACCCCGCAGGATGGGCTGCTTCAAGCGCTCCGTCAGGTACCCACCGGAGAGCGGCGTCGTCCACGGGCGAGGCGGGCACACCATCGGCTTGTTCACCGGCTCGTCGCCCTCGATCTGGGCGTGCCGCAAGCGCAGCCGTTCGAGTGCATCCTCCGTCATGGTGATGATCTTCTTCACCTGACTGCCACCCTTGTCCGGGTCGCTCACTGTCTTCAGCTCAGCCAGCCCGGACTCCTGCACGAACACCTCCATCAGCTTCAGGCCGAGCTTCAGTTTCTCCTGCTCAGTCCAGCCCATGCGCTTGACACCTGCCACATCCGCAGCCTTTCGCATGATCTTGCGACGGGTGCTGGCACGTGACCAGCGCTTCGCCTTCATGCTCATGCTGTTGGCGAGGTGCGGCTCAGCCTGCTCCAGCTCCTCGTACCTGTAGTGCTCCTCGATCAGGTTGGCAATCTTCATCGCCGTCCGTGTCACGTTCGCCTCGTTGTACGCAGCCGACACCGTGAGCTTGGCCGTGATGTACGCCACCGCATCCGGGTTCATCTCCGTCAGCCAGTGGATACCGAGCGGCACCTGCGACGGGTGCGACTCGCCGTCCTCCAGCATCCGCACCTGCTCGTTGATCCACGGGATCATTGCCTTCATCGCCACATACACCAGCCCCAGTCCTGCCGTGCTGTCACCTGCACCCTGCTGCTCGAACTTCTTGTGGTACTTGCGGATGCCCTCGTCGAGCTGCGTCAGCTCCCGCATTTCCTGTCTCTCTGTAAGGTTACTCATTCAGTATGACTCCTTTAGGTTGAGTCTGTTAATGATAATCTCTAAAGGGAACACTTATAGTGCCCTGCCCTTCTCTGCTGCAATACCCTGTTCATCCATCCAGTGTTTCGGGAGTTGCTTCCTCCCTTCTGGGGTGTCACCCCCTCACCCTGCCTTCCCGATCCACTCCCGCAGCGACGGCGACCACTCGACATCCGAGTAGAAGCAGAACAGCGTGCGCTCCACCCACCCACCGTCCTTGCGGGCGACCTCGTACTTGGCCGTGAGCTGCGTGCTCAGCAGGTCTACCACGGTGCACACGTGCTGCTCGTGCTCACCCTCACCAGTGTACACCCGGATCAGGTCGCCCACCTCCGGGCGGCTCATGGTGCGTGCCTCGCAAGGTACTCGTCGAACTCCGGCGTGCTGCTCACCAGCTCACCGAACCGCAGCACCTCAATGGCGTACGTGTCGCCCATGTCCCACCCACCGAACGTCATGGGTGACTGGGCCGCCACCATCCACGTGCTGTACGGTGCACGCGGAGACTTGCTTGGCTGGTTCACCTTGAGCACGTGCCAAGTCCAGTCGCCTGCCTTGTACGTGGCGTGCGGTGCCTTCATCTCTGCTGTCTTTCTCAGGCTCATAGCCATGTCCCTCCGATGTCACGCAGCGTAGCGTTCATGTCACGTGCCCGCTCCCGAGCGTCGTCTTCCTCGATCTCATCCCGGTAGTACGCCTCGTTGTCCTGCTCGATCTCGTACTCCAAGTCCTCCATCTCGGAGATGATCTCGTCGAGCTGCATCTCCAAGTCCGTGCGCAGGTCGGTCAGCTCAGCCAGCCTCTCCTCGCACGCCTCGATGTTCTGCATCCTCCACTGTCTCATGTCAGTCTCCTTCTCAGTTCCTCAGCCACCTCACGCAGGGACATGAAGCCATGCTCATCCCACCCCACGTTCCCGTCCGTGCGCTCCAGCTCACGGCAGTCATTGACGAGCGCCTCGAACAGCTCGT